CACTAAATCGAGTTCCTCGACGTAGCCCGACAAAAGCATGTCTCTTGTCGAATCAATCCATACTTGTGCTGTCATCAGGTGCTCCCAAGAACTTCGTTAAGGGCCGCCTCTTTACGTTTCCGTCCGTCTTCAGAGAGGACTTGGCCTGCTGTGATCTCATGCGCTGTGCCTGCATGTTTCTCAAGATGGGAAGACCCGTTAATAGAACGGGGCTGCAAACCCTCAGAGCGGAGGCGCTTATACGCGGCCATGTCTGCGTCTTTGTTTTTTTCATTACGTTTCGATCCTCCCCAGTCAATGTTTCCCCGACTAGGAGTAGCCGACGGTGCGAACTGGACATTGCCGAAATACTTGCGAACAACCCCTCTACATCCCTCACAACTCTCATCGTAGGTTTCGTCTATGCCGTGGTGAACGTCGAGAGTCAACCCACAATCAAGGCAACGGTAAGTGTAAACAGGCATTTAGGCTCCAGCTCCAACGTCAATCGCATATCCGTTGGCAATTAACAACGCTATTTCAGAGGACGTTAAGTCCTTCGGGGACGCATGTCCCCCATATATCCATCTTGTCACAGTTGACCAGTCCGCTGGGGGGAACGTCTGGATGGAAGTGCCGTTGACAATTATCAGGTTCGTTCCCTTTCTTTGCATTGCGTAGTGGCGTCGTAACGCATACGCCGCAGGGGTAGCGTCCTGCCGTAAACCGACAGGGGGAAGGGTCATCGTGTACGGCATTTCGAGGAGCGTGTAAACGGGTTCTTCACCCATTGTGGTGGTGCAAGTAATGGTGCCTGGGAGGATGTGCCATTCTTTAGTGGGGGCTGGGACAGCGCCGGTGCCACTGACATGGTTGGCGATCACCTCAACTTCAGGGGTTGGAGTGAGGATCGCTGCGACCCCAGCAATCGTGGCTGGAGTCATCAACGCCCCAGTTACAACCGTTGGGGCAGGCAAACTCGCTGCGGCAGCTATACCCGTGTCAACGTGAACGTAGTTAGCGTCAATATCGACAGCAGGTACAGCCGCAACAGCAGCAATAGTTGAAACAGATACCGTGATCGGTATTCCACCGGTCGCCGTAATCGAAGTGGTGACACCTACCGTGGCAGGAGTAGCAACAACCAGGTAGGCGTTGCCAGTTATGAGTCCTTGACGATAGTCGTAACCGTTTCGGTACGCTTGCCCAGACTGGCGGTACTCGAACTCGAAATCGGTGGGGATGGTTGCTGTGGCTGCAATGGTGGCAGGGGTAATAGTTGTAGGCGTCCCATAAGCGACGCCTGATGCCCTATATGCAATTTCTGACCGATATTGCGTTGCCACAACCCATCTCCCTAGCTGCTAAGAGATGCCGATTCGGAGTCCCCTACCCGTGTAGCAGCAACAGCTTTAGCGATAGCGATGAGAGCAGCGACCCCCGCAATTTTTAGGGAGTCACCCCAGTCAGGTCCGGGTACAGCCATAGCTGCTGCCCATGCTTGAGCGAACGTAGATACTCCACGCTCTAAAGAGTCTTTAATAAAACGCTGGTTGAACAATGTCGTTCCTTTTCAGTTGAAGACGACCCCACGTTTGGGGGCCGCATATTCCGTCGGCGCGAAGGGAGTTGGCCCTTTGCCACGCCATTAATTTAGCTTTCGTGTTTCGTCCAAAAATACCATCCGCTGACGCACCTATGCGTTCCTGCATAAACTTTACAGCAGACGAACGTGACCCCTTCCGAAGTGTCCCAGGAAACGGCACCATGCCGTCATCAGGTTCTTTCGGTAAAACCATTGTGGGAACAGACGTAACCATGCGACGTTGAACCATCATTCGCAGCTCAGGCATCGAGAACAAAGGATCGACTTTCCTAGAAGTCCATTCCTTGTGTCCTATTACCGCTGCGTCCGGGTTCCAGTTATGTCCGTCGCACAGAAAGGCGCACAAATCAATCAATGCGTCCATCTGAGCTTCGGGCACATCTTCACCCAAACCATCATTAATAAGAGACACCCCAATAAACCGTGAGTTCGCGCTGATCTTTCCTGGTGCGGCTGCGTTGCCGGTCACGGGAAGGTTTTTCTGGACACGAGTCAGCACGGACTGTAAGCCTCGACCTGCGTGGTTGGCTTTGATGTTGCCAGCCGTGAGTTTCATAATCGTGCCGTCACGTTTAATCAAATAGTTGTAGAGAGGACCAGGTACTTTGTTGACTCCACGTATACACATGGCGACTACGTTGTCGGGGTTGGCGTTGCGGTTGGAGGCGGTGTGGTGTACGACTATGCCGAAGGGTTTGAGTGGCCGTCCGGCAGTAATTTTGCCGGGGGCATCGACAATGTTCATTGCTCAGAAGAAACGGTTGGTTCGATCCATTCCCCATCAACATATTCAGCGATCAAACGAGGCTGGTCAGTCCATTCGCCGGTATCGTCGTCCCAATATCCGACAGCGATTCTTTCACCTTCTGCCCACACCTGAGTCCATACCCCGTCGATCAGTTCGATATCAACAACGTGGCAGGTGACGTGGGACAGGTAGCGCTTCGAGTCTTCTTCGTAGGTTTCTTTAATGTCGGCTGGTTGAGCGGTCGGGATTACTTCGGCCCAGCCGTCAGGTAGCGGATCGCTGTCCGTCCATTCAGGGTTCGCTCTATTGATGTCACCCGGATAGCGCGGATAGTCACCTTCTGGGGATCTGTAAGCAGGCATCAGCCTGTGACTTCTGCTTGGCTGAAGGTCCGAGTGTTCGCTGCGGTGGTGGTTGTCAGGTTGCTCGTGGTGCCGGTTGAACCGTTCATCTCTTCTCCGGTGTCAGTTCCGGCTACTAAGTTTCCGGCTGCTTCGATTGGTGCCCAGTTGCCAGTGAGATCGTTCATCCAATAAATTTCTGCTGTGGCGTCGCCCCGAGGTTGGATTGCTGAAGCGCTCGTCAAAGATCCGTCGCTGGGAAGTCGTGCGACCAGTGTCGCTGGATGATCTGTGGAGGATGTCGTGACGCCGCCAGTGCCTATGAATACGAGACTGTCGTTGGGAGTGACTGCCAGTGTGCAGGGACTGCTCGGGTAGGTGTAGGCGTAGCCGCTGGTGCCATACATGGCGAGGGTGCGTGCCCACCTGAAGGTGCCGTCGTTTTCCCAGCTAGCGATTATATAACAGTATTTGCTGGGACTTTTCAACTGGTTCCACCATGCTACGTAGATGTTTCCTTCACTGTCGAGGACCGGCTGTGAGATGAAACGCATCCCGTCGCTGTAGGTATAGGCAGGCGTTCCGATCTGTAGTTTGCGAACCCAATCCAGCGTTTCGGGAGCATCTGCACTAGTAGAGCGGGCGATGGTGGGACCGGAAGCGGTGTTCGGCCAAGAGATGCCAGCAACGAGATAGCCAGCCGAGTCGTAGCCGCTCGCTGCGTTGTAGGCTACCGACCTAAAGCCGTAGCCCGAAGCGTCAAGCGTTTCTTGTGTCGTGCCACCCGATGAGGGATTGGCGGTGTCTTTGTCCCAGCCAAGGAACTGGATTTTGTTGATCGAGCTTCCCGTGTTTTCAAGTCCTGCCAGCCACACTTCGTCGCCGCCGCTGACGCTGATGCTGCAAACTGTTTCGTCGTTTCCTGTGCGGCTGCCCTCCCACTTGTATGTGAGGTTGCCACTGGTGCCAGTTGAGCGAAGTTTCCCGGCGTTTGGTCTGTACAAGTAGGAAGCGTTCCGTCCGTACCATCCACAAAAGTCTTCGTTGCCCTTACTGGCGAGGCCCTTCAACTCAGTCAGCGTCGAGGAGGTATAGGAGCCTGTCGTTGTGTATGGAGTGAAACCCGAAACGATGCCCCAGTCAGACGTGCTTGTGTGGAGCGTGTAGTAGTAGGTGCCGCTAGTAACCCATCCAACCGCTACTTTGCCGTCGTCTCGAACGACCATGTACCCGTTTTGTCCCAGATTGGAGTAGCTCGAATAGTAGCCGCCAGAGTCAGCGAGAACGCTGGGCGTGCTACCTCCGCTAATAGTAGTGAAGGTCGGGTTGTTGGAGTTGTCCCGCGCCCCGATAGCGATGTTGCCTTCAGAATCGAGTGCGCCGAAGGCGTCTGCGGTGATGTAGTTGCCGCTGCGGTCCGTATAAAAGAGTCCCGCCCAGTAGGTGTCGTCCGTAGACGCCGAAGCACCCAAAATTGATGCTTTGAAAGTCCCCAAAGGCATTAGGCCATCGCCAATCCAGCAGCGAAGCCGTACCAAGTAGTACCAGCGTCCACAGTTGTAAAGGCGAGAACGTCCACACCAGAGGTCGTCAGCGTTGGCGCTGCGCCACCGGCCCAATCGACGGCACCGGGCCAGTTCACCGTTTGGCTTCCGCCGTTAGTGAGAATCAAAGTGAAACTGCATGACACACCAGACGTAGACGGATTCGAGAACGTAAAAGTGTTAGCCGAAGCAGTAACCGTAGCCGTAACAACATTCCCGTCTTCCAAATCAATGTCCTGTGTGCCGCCACCTGTTGCACCGATAACATTAACGGTTTCCCCGTAGTCTTTAACAACAGGATTAGAAATAACCTGAGCGCCACCGTCAACAGCACCAGACAAAGTGGCTCCGGCAAGCGTCATCGACGTAAGAGTCGCAGACCATTCAGAAGTACCAGTACCCGTACCAACAAGAGCACGAGCAGCTACAGGAGTTGAAGCAGTATGCCCCAACTTGGTTTGAAGCTGAATAGCCGCACTCGACGTATTCGCATGAAGCAAATCGTGTTCATAACCCGTCGCATCCAAATCAGTGGACGACGAAGGGGCAGGGAACTCGGTAGCTGTATCAGTGCTAGTGGGATAATTGGAAGATGGGATCGCCATTATTTATTCCTACGGGGTGAGGTCAAGCGTAAAGATGCCGCTTGCATTCCAAGTAATTTTGAACGTACCAGACGTAGTAGAGAAATCTCCACCGAAGTCAATAGCACAAATCAAAGGCTTATTAGTGAGATCGTCGTCATAAATCACAGCGTAACGAGCACTCGTAATCGTGCTCCCAGTCCACTCGACATCCGCCGCATCCCAGGTAATGGTTCCCCCACTCGTAGCGAACGTGATAGAAGTCAACGACTCCCCACCAGCGCTATAACCAGATCCAGACACCTCGTTAGTCACATCAGTCTTGATGGAATGGGTGCTGTAGTTCGGTGTCCACGAAGCTGTCGTCAACATGCATTTGAAACGATCAGCAGTCGTGTCATTAAAATCGATATTAAAGTTCGCTGTCTGCTCCAGGTTGTATTCCATTGGCAAACAGAAAAGGCCACTAGCCACGTTTAGTTCCTCCGGTCCCAGTTATGGGTTTGGGCCGAATCGTGACGTTTCCGTCGGTTTGACTGTTACCGGCCATTACTTTTTGCCCCGCTTTTTCTTAGTGTTCGTCACCTTTTTGCCAGTCTTCGACGCATACGCACGGGCAGCTTTACGGCCAGCCGTGGAATAACTGAAATGTCTTGAACCAACTTTAGGCATACATCCTCACTTTACAGCAAGAGTAGCAGGCTTTGATGGGGGAGCCGGGGAAAGGGGGAACCCGACCCCCCCAAGCCTACGCAACAACTATCAGGTGTTGTCGCCTATGGATGAGGATGACTCAATCCGCTGCAATGCTGCTTGGCGGAAAATGTTGTATCCACATAGGTGGTACCAGCCGACTGGGTGGAACCGGCGCAGAGTATCGGTCACAGGACCGAACACGACGCTTGGGTCTTCACCGAAGCCAGGGGCACGACTGAACGCTTTAGC